CTACGGGGGTTGTAGCAGACACAGAGTCAAATAACGGCATCTACGTTGATGTACTACACGCTGACAATAATATCGAATATGTACTTGGTTACTTCTCTGGTGTTACTCTCCAAGCAATATCTGCATTTTTTGCTGGGTATCTGTTGGGAAGTAACGACAAAGTGGAAATACGGGTCTACGATTTCCCTAGTTCCGCATGGCCAGTCAACCCAGATTTTATAGTAGACGGTCAACCCAATGCTGGTAATATTAATCAACCGATCAGCTTACTGTCCAAGCATACAGGTACGGTTGGTGAAGATCTGGGTTGGACGTATATAAACTTTAGATGCACTGCACAGACATCTCCCCGATTATTTATAGATCAATTTATAATCTCCTCTGTTAATACAACAGTGTCAAGAGGATTCCTCGATAATGCTGTGTGGATTGATACTGTAAATGGTGTGGCTGGAACAGGTCAAGGGGTTGGGTTTGCCAGCTCACCCTCAGATAACATTACAGATGCAAAGACTATTGCTGATGCAAATAACCTAAACAAGCTTAGAGTACAGTCTGGGTCAAACCTAGGCGTTATGCCTTTTGGTCTAGATGGTTACGAAGTTGTTAATATGGGTACAGGGGCGTTGGTTAATTTAGGTGGCCAATCTATGTCTTCCACCTTGTTTAATAGAATGCGTATACAAGGAGATGACGACGGGTCGAATGCCCAAAGGACGTTCTATGATAATTGTAGGTTCGACGGGAACACGCTAGGTGACTTCTTCTCTACAGATTGCTCTTTTGGTGGTGACGTTGTATTTGCCCAAGCTAGTAATACGTATACAGTAGATATACCAAGACCTGTAAGCGCCACACCGCCAACCTTCGATTTTGCACTGCTTACCAGTATAGACCTTATATGTACTAGGGTTAGTACAGATATATATATAAAGCGATTGGCAGCAACAAGTACAGCCCAGATACACGGAGATGGTGGGAATATCACGTTAGATGCAAACTGCACAGGCGGAGTATTAACGGTATACGGCAACTTCACTTTAACAGATAACTCCGGTGGTTCTGTAACTGTGGTTGATGGTGGTAAGGTTTCAGCCTTGCAGATAAACTCGCAGTGTGCCTCAGCTATTACCAGTGCCAGCTTAGCAACAGCAGGAGCCTTAGCAACTGCACAGGCTGGTATAGACACTGTTATCACTGCGGTTGGTACTACACTCCCAGGACTCTTGAGGGAGCAAGGTATAGCCAAGAACGAGGTATTCAGTAATTTTGAGTTCCTTATGGTTCTATCCTCTGACGATAAAAGCCCAGCCCCTGGGCTCACAGTGACAGGCCAACGATCCGTAGATGGTGGTTCTTTTATAGCTGTGTCTGGCACTATTACTGAAGTCAGCAACGGTCTGTATAAGTTTGATGGACTAGCAGCGGATACAAACGGGGATGTTATCACATGGCGCTTCAGTTCAGCCACTGCCAATGATAGGTGGGTCACATTCAAGACAGTACAATAGTAGGTCGCAATGTACAACATTTACACAGAAGGTCATTCTTATTTAATAAAAGGCGTTTTTGTTGATTATACAAGCGCCCCTTCACTAATTATTGTTGGTGAGGATTTAAATTTCTCAGGTGGGTTCTTACTACCTGACTTAAATTTCTCAGGTATACATGCACTTTCAGACTTAAACTTTTCAGGTGTCTCTACACTTTCAGATTTAAACTTTTCAGGTGAACTATGATAGACGGTGAATATGGTAATTACATTAGGATTACTGCTAACGAGGATATATCGTTAAACACTAATTCTATTTACGTTTACAGGGATGGCCGGTTAACTCCAATTCTAGTTGTCACTGCGGCAGATGGCCTAGTACTTGGTGCCACAAACAAGACCTTGGATAATGAAGATGGCTCTGGCCCAGTAGATTATGTAATAAATGAGTACGTTGAGTACGAGTTAGCTAAGGGTGATATAGAGGGTTCTGGTGTGTTCCACGCTTGTCTTAATTCCCTAACTCCAGCAGGTCAGAATAAAATCATTGGGTCTTTAACATTCACTGTTTTTAGTTGTTAATAACAAACCCTAATCACTAGGAATTAGAATGACTACAAAGAAAACAAATAGTGTTAAGCAGAAGTTGGAGAAAACTGACAGTCTGCCAAACCCTGCAATACCATCGACTGTTCCAGTGGGCCAACCACAACTAAAACTTGCCTCTTCTTTTGTCGATGAACTAAAGAAAGAGGAGTTGAAAGTTCCTAAAATATTTGACACATTTGATCAAATGGAACAAGACCCTTGTGTGTATAACCCGCTGTTCCTTACACAAACTTTAGTTACTTTGGCTTTAGCTCAAGGGAGTTTTGTAAGCAGCGGCACACGTAAAAGTAAAGTTATAGCTGAGTATATGAATTACGCAATCAACAACATGCGTGGGCAGACTTGGCTTAGTGCTGTAGAGAACTTTAATACAGATATTAAGTATGGTTTCTCACTAAGTGAGCTGACAATACGTAAAGCAACTACAGGACAGTTTAAAGGTAGTTACGTAATAGATCAAATAGGCCCACGATCACAGAAGAGTGTTTATGCTTGGATGTGGGACAAAGATCAACGGAACATGACACATGTTGTTCAGAAGCCCTTAAAGACTACTAACTATTTAATCCAACCAAGAGATAAACCATACCTTGGTAGTATAACAGACCTGCAAGCGCTTCACGGATATAGCACAGACTCTACTAAGTATCCGATTATACCTGCTTCTAGTTTATTACACTTCACATACAACTCAACTAACAACAACCCACAAGGTAAGTCACCGCTTGTTGCTTGTTTTAGTCCTTGGAAAGAAAAAGAGATTATCTCGCAGTATCAAGTAATTGGTATTACAAGAGACTTTGGTGGTATCCCGATTGCAAGAGTTCCTTCTGAGCTTATGCGTAGGGCTAATGACCCTGACCACTTATACCCACAAGATGAGCTGGAGTATGCAGCTTACCAAGACCAGTTAGCCAATATGCACGCTGGTAAGCAGAGCTACTTCATACTAAGTTCGGACTTAGCTGAGGGGAGCACAACTCAGTTTGAGTATGATATTAAGTTACTTGGGATTGATGGTAGTGGTAAGCAGTTTGACACTTCCTCTATTATTAAAGACAAGACTACAGAGATATACAATGCATTTGGTGCTGGATACCTAATACTAGGACAAGGTGACACAACATCATCTTATAACCTATCAACAACTGGCAGGACTGTACACAGCTTTATCATTGAGAAAGCCATCTTAAGTAAGGTTAGCGTACTTGAGAACAGGTTAGTTCCTGCACTTTTGGCAGCTAACAATATTGACTGGTCTTACAAAGACTTGCCAAAGTTTGTCTATAAAGATCCTGACCAATTATCCTTAGATGAAGCTGGGAAGTTCATACAAAGAGCTAAAAGCGTTGGTGGACTCACCAAAGAAGCCACTGAGCAAGTGTATAAGTGGTGCGGCCTTCCACTTGATGGTTTGGATGACTTAGACTTTAGTGGAGAGGATCAAAGCAGGGCAGGGGAATCTGGTGGTACTAGCGGCACTGGAGGTAGTCAACAAGGTGGTGCAGCCTCTACAGTTAATGTTGAGAACAAGCAACTGGCTGAAGGTGATGTAATTAAAAATTATGTGGTTGTTGATACTCACAAAGATCAAGATGTTCTTTACGACACGGCCACTAAAGAAGTGGTATTAAAAGACAAGGTAGATAAATGAAGCTAACTAAACAAACGGCCAATGATTTCCGAAACCAATTGGAAGATCTCTCGTACTCTGAATCACTTGGTAATGGAAGCGTAGTTAACTACGATGACGAATACCTGTACGTCAGGAATTGGGAAGAAGATGGTGTAGAGAACTACAGATTTAAGTACTCTATGACTGGCGGCAAGATCGTTATAGACACAGAGAGTAAGGAAGAGGTTCTAAAAGAAACTGTCTATTCCCCTGCCCCAGAACGTAGTGCTGTTGAGAAGAAATTATCCGATGTGTTAGATTTCTTTTTTGGAGACACATCTGGTGTGTTGGAAGAGCATATTATCAAGCAGTTTGATGAGGAAGCCAATACAGTTATAGAACCTCTGTATATAGCCTACGGTGAAGTTGATGGTCATGGTGACGCCTACAAAGATGAGCAGGCTGTCCACAACCTAGTTAAAGCTTTTAACGAAGGTAACGAGAAAGGAATTATTCAACCATCTCTTTTCCACAAACATAAAACCAAATCATTCTCTATAGTTAAAGCGTGGGTTAATGAGAAGGAAGGTATGCTTGGGGATTCTAAAGTTCCAGCTCTCCAGCCGCTAGTTGAAATTAAGTTCAATAGTCCTAAAGTCTTCAAGGCACGTGTAGAGGGACGTTTATCTGGTGTCTCTATCGGAGCTGATGGTGAGGTTGAGTTTGTTAAAAGTGAGTTTGAAGAGCTTAAAGGAAAGGCTAAAGCTAAACGCCTAATAAAGAACTTCAGCTTCTTAGCAAAGAAGAGCCACTTAGCCTATACAGACCCATCTGTAGGTGGTGCGGCCTCCTTGAAAAATGAGTTCTATTTAGTAAAAGGTCTTACGATGAATACCTTAAACAAAGAACAAGAAGATCTGTTAGAAGATCTTGAAGAAGAATTTGTACCCCTAGATAAGAAACTATCTGAGGGTGTAAGTGAACCGACCCCATCTACCTCTGAAAAATCAGAGGAAGTTATTTCAGGGGTAGATAATGAAAACTTAAACAAAGGAAAAGAAACCGATATGTCTGATGAACTATTACAGAAAATCGCAGATCTTGAAAAGAAACTAGCCAACGTAGGTAAAACTACTGAACTAGAAAAACAACTAGCTAAATATGGCTTGGCTGACGAAACTATAGACAGTCTTACATCTACTCTTGTAGAGCTTTCTGACGAAGCTGTAACCTCTGTAACTAAAGCATTAGACTCTCTTGTAGAAGCCTACGAAGCTAAGGTAACTGAGGTTGAAGCTGCTAAGTCTGCCCTAGAGAAGTCGCTAGAAGGTAAAGAAGCTGTTGTAGAGAATGAGTTAGCTAAGCAACTTCAAAAAGAGCACGGCTCCGCAGATCCTGTTGAACCAGCTAAAGTTGAAGAGGGTACTCTAGCCCAACGTCAATCAAACCGTAACAAGACCATCAAGGAATAATTAATAATGCCTACTTTAGACACTTCACGAAAAATGGTAAGCGACTACGTTGGTGGTTTCACTGACGTTCACGGAGTGCAGTTCTCCTGTGCTCGTCTTACTGTAGAGAATGCCACTGATGCAGTTTTCGATCCTATCGGACTACCTGTAATCTGGAACGACTCGGATGCTTTTATCTTCTATACGAACACCACTCTAATCTCTGCTTTGACTACTGATTCAAATGCCCCTGATGGTGCTGCTGTCGGTATTGTTGTTGGTAGTCGTGCTGGTTTCGGTGAGAGCGTAGACGATGTTACTGTTGGCTCTGGTGGTATCGAGTTAACTGTTATGTTTCGTGGCCCCGCCTCTGTTAAGACAGACCAAATTGACTGGGCTGTAACTGATGTTGATGGCGCTTCTTCTGTAACTGCTGCACTTACTGCACAGAAAGCAGCTTTCTTACTACAACTAGAGAAACAAGGTATCGCTGGCATCGTTGACGCTACTGTTGTAACTCCAACTTTCGTTTCTTAAGGACTACGTAAATAATGAATAAATTATCTATCAACTCAAGCTCCGCCCAGCTCTTTAAAGAGCTGTCTGGTGGACATAACTTCACTCTAACTGATCGTGTAGAGGGTGATTTTAAATTTATCAATAAGCCCCGTTTATTGACCTCCCTGATGACCCCTGCTGTTAATACGCACCGTACCCGTAGTTTCTTGTATGACGTTGTTCCTGTTACTGCTCAGATCCCTGGCGGTAAAAGTTACTCAGAGCGTGGCCCTGACCTCAAGAAGGATAAGCCACACCAAGAGGCATTTGCAATCCCATCATTTGGTCTTGTGTACAACGTATTACCACAAGATTACGATGGTAAGCGTGTTCCAAACGGTGGCACTAGTGAGTTAATGACTGAGGACTATGTTGTTGGTTTGCAGCAAGGGAAAGCTCTGGACGCTTTCGATCTTTTGAATGAAGTTGGTATGGCTACTCTACTTGTGTCTGATGCTAACTATTTAGCTGGTGGCCCATTCACTGCTTACGACTATTCTACAGTTCTTACTGGTAGTTCGCGTCCAGCAGCAACTGACCTCTTGTTGGCTACTAAGGACATTCTCGAAACTCGTACAACCTTAGCAGCTAAGCGTAAGCTTATTGAACAGAAACTTGGCGAAGCTGGTAAAGATGCTTCTGGTATTGTCCTCGTCTGTGGTGATGTACTGTTCGGTAAATTGTGGGAGCTACAAGCTAACCTTGGTTTAGGTCGTCCTTTGATGAACAGCCTTGACTTGGCATCTATGGCTTTGCCAACTATCACTGACGGTGCATTCCGATATGATAACTTCGACTCTGAAGCTGGCATAACTATCATCAACTACGGAGCTACTATCATCGGTGGTTCTAAGATGATCGGTGATGACGATGGTTATATGTTCCCAGTTGGTGTTAGTAATACCTTCACTATCGAACTGGCTCCTGCCATGGTTCGTGGTATCGTAAACACCGAAGCTGAGGCAATGTATATGTTCACCGAAGCTGGTATTCGTACTGGTGTTACAACCGAGATTGAGTCTAACCGCTTATATCTAAACCGTAACCCAGAACTTATTGTTGAATTTACTTCTTCTACCTAATAGAAGACGATAGGCAGGGGAAACCCTGCTTATCAATTTTGGAAATTATATTTGACTAGGAAAAACAATGGCAGTTATTAACAGATCAGACCTGCTTGATGATATTTATCTCTACTTACCAGATGAGAATATCTTAACAGAGTCACAGATAGTACGTCAATATGAGAGTGTAATTTCTAAAGTTGGTGATGACGATGTGTACTACGACGAGGTGGTATGCAAAACACTTCGTGTGTGCGCCTTAGCTAACAAAGCCAAAGCAGCCATCTCCGGTGGTTCAGTAAGAAGGGAGAAGAGCCATGGAAGAGAGATAGAATTCTTCGACCACTCTGCTGATGAATTATGGGACAGGTATGTGGACAGCCTAGCTGATCTTTGCCCACTACTGCCAAACGGCGGGTACAACCTAAAAGCTAACAACGCTTTCGGACTATACGGGAATGTCGGGGATCTAGTTACAGTTCCTGAAATATACGAAGAGTAAGCCATGATAACCGGAAAACTTATTGCTGTTGGTAAGACCTTCCAACAAGACATGAAAGACATAGCCAAGGTTGATGGAAAGTATGTTGATATGGGTTGGTTCCAATCACAAGGGCAACACCCTACTGCTGGCATGACTTACCCAGAGCTAGCCAAATACCACGCCACTGGACAAAACGGAGTGACACCAAGAGATGTGTTGGCACTAACTAATGCAGTGTATCCCGCTGGTAAAGACGCCGAGATACTTAAGGTACTAGGGGCGTGGCTTACAGGGAGTGGTGATTACAACTTAGAGGGGCTACTAGATTCCCTAGGAAAGGTACAAGTAAAGAGGATAGTTAGCTTATTCGGTGACGCTAGACTTCATGCCCACGACGGAAACCCAGATCCTCTCGTAGACACTGGCGAGCTGAGAGACCACACAGCTAGAAAGACGAGCACAGCTAAGGTAGTTAAGAAAGGGGTTCTATGAGGAAGTATAAAAGTTTATTCGATACAACTACTCTAACCATAAGTAGGAAAGTAGCTGGAAGTGGGTTTATAGATGCTGATGACAATTGGGTAGAGTTAGCGGATATACCAATAACTGTGGTAGGGGATTTGCAACCATACACTAAACAAGCTGCACAACAGATCAACGCCCCACAAGGGTTTACCCTAAAAGATGCAAAACTGTTCTCCACCAAGGACACCCTGCGTACAGTGGACGACTACACGCCAACCTCTGCTGACACTACAACCATAGGTATTAGAAAGTACTTCGTGTCTTCAGTCTTGGACTGGACAGGTAGCGTCCTAGATACTGACTACAGGGACTACGTACTTGTACTGCAAGCTGTACCAGATACCGGAGATATAGCGTGATAGCACTTAACGATGTTTATAGCAGGTGTATAGCAGCGGCTAGGTTGGGTGTTGGTTCCTATCTGCACCAGACCACCAAGACAGGTGTTGGCGCTGTTGGCGCTGTTTACAAAAGTAAGAGTAAGAGGCCGACTGGTAAGTACCCACTTATAATAGTAGACGTAGCTACTAGGAGAGCCCAAGGGGCTGCTACAACTTTTAAATACTACGATACTAGTGGTGATAAGGTTACAGAGATAATCTACGATTACTTCATTACATACGCCGTGTATGGAGATAAAGCACTAGAGATAGCAGGAGAGCTAGATGCCTCGTTTGTCAGGGAAGACATTCAGTTAATATTTAACACAGATGACTTCGCTAACGTAGCTGAAACATTCCCCATAACTTCAACAACAACAATAGTTGATAACGAGTATAAAGACTTCGCTTCTTTTATTGTTAAAATTACTGCTGTTGATAGAGTAATAGAGTCAGTAGATGAGGTGTTGACTGTCAACGCTGATTTAAACCTGAGACAACCCGATAGCGATGACAACCTTGTCTCCGCACCAATAACAATTACTGCACCATAAACTGATTTGGAGAAATATAGTGCCACTACAAAATATTAACGTTGTCAACGCTAGCTTGGAGCTGACTGCTGCTGCTGCAATTGACTATTCAACATTATTGATTGTTGATTGCAACCATCTGGACGCAACTACTAGAGCTACAGTCTATACAAGCATAGATGGATACTCTTCTGTAGTCCCATCTGGAACCCCTTTACGAAGAGCCCTAGATAGTGCTTTTAGCTCATCTGCTGCTCCTGCTAAGGTTGTTGTTGGCCGCTCTAAAGGTACTGCAACATTAACACCAACTGGTGTTGTGCTAGACGCAGTTTACGACTTCACTGTCACCGTAGCCGATGGTGCGACCTTAGCAGTATCTCATACTGCATTAGTTACTGATACAGCCGAAGAAGTGGCTATCGGGTGGAAAGCTGCCATAGACGCTGTTACAGATATTACAGATCATGTCACTGCCACTGTTGTTGGGGCTGGAGCTGACGCTGTTCTAACTATCTCGCTAGTCGCTGGAACTGATGACTTCTCTATTGAGAGTGCAACTGCCAACATAACTATCACTTCTTCTGCAACAGAAACTGCTGCTGATACTATTACAGCTATCCGAGAGATAAATACTGACTGGACTTACATAGCCGCTACTGACCATACACCAACGTACCAGATGTCTATGGCAGCTCAAGGAGCCCTCTACCAGAAACTGTATGTTACTTCTACTGCACTTGCTGAAGCTTATGCTGCTTGGGATGGTATCAGCACACCAGATGCTAACAATGTTCCTGCTAGACTTAAAGAGAGTGTCAACAACTTCGGTCACTGCATGTACCACCACTTAGCGGCTAACTACCCAGAGTGTGTTCGTATTACTCAGTTTACAGATGTTAAGCCTGGACGAGATGACTTTAATTATAAATCTTTGAGTGGTTTTGGTATTGCTCAAGTACTTGATCTCAGCCGCGCTTTGAATGGTAATGAGTTATACAACTTGGATCAGGTGTATGCATCCACAGTAATATCCCTTGGTGGTGTTGCAGTTGTTGCAGGAAACCGAGTATCAACCGGTATACGAATTGAAGCTATTGCTGTTCTTAATTACTTCAGACAAGAGCTGAAGCGTAAGGTTGACACCTTGTTCCTCCGTAAGCGTAAACTCGGCATGAACGACGCTGACCTTAACCTAATGCGTAACGTTTGGGCTACTTTCCTAGATTCAAATGTTAGTGGTGCCTCTGGTACTCAGGCGCTTGATCCAGTTAAGCCCTATGTGATCACACTCCCTAAAGAAAAAGACATCTCTCTTGAAGACCGCACAGACGGTAACATAAATGGTTCAGTAACCTGCTACTTAGACGCATCTATTGACAGTACAGTACTAAACATGACACTAACATACCGCGATCCAGCAGAGGGTTAATAAATGTATTTTGAACCTATTCACGCAGCCAGATTAAACAATATTGCGTTTGGTGCTATAAACCTAACTGGTGCTCTCTCTAAAGACTCTTATATTGAGATTGCCCCAAACTCTGAACTAACTTCCGAGAGCCAAGATGCAGGCAGCTTCGCTACTAGTATCTCTCTTATGAGCGACCGTTCAGCTACTATAACGATTCAGCTACAAGCTCAATCTGTAGCAAACACAGCTTTATCACGTATTGTTCGTGATGACTTTAACAACAACACTAAAACTATTGCTAACATTTCTATTGATGGTGCTGGAACGTTGTATTTGTATGAGTTGGCTGGATGTTACATTAAAGCCCGTCCTACAGAGACTAAGAGTGAGGATATGGCAACTGCCACAAACACTTGGGTCTTCTACTGCTCAGAATTGAAAGAGAAGGATGCTGATGGCTTTACATTTAATGCTGATGTTGTTGCAGAAATAACTGGATCAATAGAGGCTACCTTAGAAACACGTTACGTATTCTAAGAGTCATCTGAATAATAATGAGCCCTGTGCAATGCAGGGCTATCTTCTTAAGAGTAACAGGTAAACTATGGACAACACATCAAAAATCCTCTACGATATGGGGATTCGGAAAATAGTCTTCCGAAGCAGACCAAAAGATGAATACCAGCTAAAACTCCTCCCAGCCAGCAAAGCTAGACTAGCGTTTGCTAAAGCTATCTCCTTACTTGGCCCAGTCCTCTCCACGTCTGTGGACACATACAATGATTACACCTCCTCTGTAGAACGGGCCAAAGAAGACCTAGAGGCTGGAGTAGTCCCTGACAAATTTGACTTAAGCTTCTTTGAGTTTTCTGTTGTACTGAGTCAACAAATAGATCGGCCAGAGTTTCAAGAGCTAATGGATCTTCTTCTTGAAGGGTTAACAAAAAATGAACAAACTTTTGACTTTGATGAAGAGTTTCGTGGAAGGCTTGATGACCAATTGTTTATAATTGAAGTGGCTTTCAAGGAGAACCTGTCAATCCCTTTCGTTCGATGGCTGGAGGAGAAGGGTTTTGTCGGAATAGTTACCTCCCTTCAGTCAGTGATGAGCGGCCTATCGGGCCAACAGAAAGATTAGTTAGGGCTAAAATAGAAGCCAATGCCCCAGACATAGATCATTTTGAGTTGCTTATAAGTTCATTGGCACTGAGTAAGCACTGCCCTTGTAGTTACTTTGAGTTATGGGCTATGTCTGTTGATGAGTTGTTTAAAATGAAAGAAATGACTCATATAAAAGAGGCAATAGAATACGCTGTTAATAAAGACCAAGAGATTAAAAATAAGTCGTAAGACTTCCACACTTAAAGGAGGTGTCTGTTGGATAAAGTAAGTGATTACATCCTAAGACTTAAATTAGATGCCAAGACACTGGAAAGGGATTACCCTAAAGTCTTTGCTAAGTTAAACAAAGCACAAGCCAGACAAAATGTTGCCTTTAAGCAGGAAGCGACTTTATTAAGAAAATCTAATGCAGAACGGATGCGAACTATAGGTATCCAAAGACAGCAAGAAAGATTACAAAGTAAGATACAAAGGGCTGAACAGGCTGGTGTACGTATAAGTGATCGGCACAAGCAGAGGATAAGATCTAACAGGGCAGATGTTCTGGCCAACGCTGATATTGGTATCTCCAGGAGCATACGTGCCAACAGGCAAGTCGGTGGAGCTGAGCAGCTAGGTGTTGACCTTGCTTCGGCTAAAAATAGGGTTCATAACGTTACCGATCCGTCACTCAGGAACAGACTGTCATCGAGTACAGGTAAACTTACAGACATCTCAGCTAAGCTTAAAGTAGCTAAAACTACAAAACAGGTACGAGAGCTTAGGTCTGCCTTCTCTGATGTTAAGAAAGAGATTAACGGCATAACCCGACAACAAGAAAAGTTCAACAGATCCATGAGAAAAGGCAACGCCGTTACCAATAAGTTCAGTTCTAGCCTTAAACATGCAGGGTTGCAGATGGTTAGCTTCTATGCTGTAGTCTCTGGAGCTAGTGCCGTATTTAAAATTGGTAAGAATATGGACTCGATGCAAGCTGGGTTACTAGCTGCGTCAGGTAGTGCTGAAGAGGCTCAAAGTAATTTCGAGTTTCTTAAGAAATCTTCCATGACTCTTGGTACAGACATAGAGACAGGTGTTGGTGCGTTTAACCGATTGGCCGTAGCTGCAAGAGGAGCTGGACTCTCAACAGCAGAGTCGAGAGAGATATTTTTATCTGCTGCCGAAGCCTCCACTACATTCGGGTTAGATACGCAAAGACAGGGACTAGTTATGCTGGCCTTTTCTCAGATAATGAGTAAAGGTAAGGTAAGTATGGAGGAGCTTTCAAGGCAGCTAGGCGAGAACCTACCCATCACCATGCAAGCCGCTGCAAGTGCTATGAACATGACGCAGGGAGAGGTTATGGAATTAGTCTCTGCTGGTAAGTTGATGTCAAAAGATTTTATGCTTCCTTTTGCCAGGGAGATTAGGAGAATGGTTAGGGAGAATGGAGCTTATGCAGCCTCATTGAAGAAGGTTAATGCCTCGTTTGGTAGATTCAAGAACAGCCTTAAATTTATTATCAGTGATGCTTTTAACAAAGGAACTGCCAAAAGCTTGAGTGAGATATTCTCTAAACTTACTAAGTTTATACAAAGCATAGCGCCAGCCTTCACTGTGGTAATTGTAGTTGCAAGCAAGGCCATTGAGCTGCTGGTTGATGTAGTTTATCAGCTAGCCAGTGTGTTAGGGTTTTCCGCAGAAGCCATGGACGGGACTACTAAGAAGGCAGGGTTGTTGATGAGGGTGTTCTTCGGAATAGCTGCTGGAGTTATGTCAGTAGTGACTGGTATATATGTATTATTATCTGCTATCGAGTTGTTAGATAATGTTATGTCAAGAGATAGTACGGCTGGTGTAGTGGTTGCTGCAAGGCAAGCTGGAAGGGAGGCTTCAAGGGCTGGTGTTAGTAGTGCTATCCAAACTCAGAGCGCTACAACAAGAAGGAAAGCAGCCAACAATACCACAAAAAATGTCACTAACACTTTCAATATAAAAGCTAATGACACGATGGGTGTTACTAACGAGATCGGAACACTACTTGAAATGGTGGATCAATAATGTCTTACTACCTGAAGGTCGGTGATGTATTCTATTTCCTAGATGCAACTACAGATATAAACATAAGCCTTAGATCAACCCTCTCATCGCACCCAACGGAAGACAGGAAAACAGCGTCAGACAATTATGTCAACGACGCTCCTACGTGCTCCCTAAGCGGTGTTATTTCTGATATTAAAAACCCCACAAGTAACAGTAAAGCCAAAAGTTTTTCTGATTATATAGACGGACTAAAAGCAGCAAGGATTGCTAAAGTCCCTATAACGCTAAAGTATCGGCTAGACCTCGAAGAAGATAAGGGCTGGTACATAACATCATTTGATACTGACCAAGATAACACTAATGGTTACGGTGGTGGTTCTGGCACTGGTGTAGTGCAATCCGCAAAGATACGTATGGTGTTGCAGAAGGTATTATACTCTCAGGGTGTGGATACACTTGTAGACATAGATCCATTATATGTTGACCAAGAACAAGTTAAAAAGGACAAGTCTGCATCCACATCAGCTTTCGATGACACCGATGCACAGAAGGAAAAAGAGAAGACTGTGTTCGATAAGGCGACTGACGCTGCTGTTCTAACCAGAAAACTTCTCAATACAGCCGTTACAGGTAACCTGTAAGAGAGAGAAATACATGCCATCAAGAATACCAATCCCAAAAGAGTCACACAACACTACTGAAATATCCTTATCAGGAAACGGCTACCTATTCACTTACAGATTTAACAGCAGAACTGGTAGGTGGAAGTTAGACATTTCATTATCGGATGGTACTGCTGTTGTTAATGGCCTTAGCTTAATAGAGAACTTCTCCCCAACAGCTCACCTAACACTTGGTGACTTTAGTAAAGGAATGTTGTTCGTGTTCCCATCTAACTCAACTGATGAAGTAGCTGGAAGAAACAACCTCGGTGTCAACAAGGAGTATGAGTTGGTGTATTCCTCTTATTCTGAACTGGTGAGTTAAATGGCTATTAGGTTTGGTAAAGAGTACGAGCTTCTGATAGGGAGGGCCACCCCACTAAAGGATAAAATAATCCCTAAAGTGGGAGGGGCCAGATTAATCTCAAAAGGAACTAACAGCGTAGGAGTACCGGCACAGGACTTCAACAGTGTTCCTGCAAACTTTATGGTGTTTAGGGACTTCCAGATAACAGCTAAGATAGGTCAAACTAAAGACCAGTCACCAGTTAATGAAATAACTATAACTAACATCTCTGATGATAGTATTAAAAGGATAAAGAAGGATGATACTATTATCCTTCGAGCTGGGTACAGGCAAACATCTGGAGATTACTTACAAAATCAAAGTCTAATTGAAGACGATCAACAACCAAACATAATGGTTGGTCAAGTTATAAGAGTGTCAACTGCATTCTCAGGGTCAGATAAAGTCACTAGCATTTTATGTGGTGATAGTGTAACAACAAAGAAGAACAGCAAGATTAGCAAATCCTACGGCCCAGATACTAGAAGGCTTGCTGTCCTTAGAGATCTGCTGGACTTAGCCAAGACTCAAGGGGTGCCAATAGGAAGTATCAGGTTGCCAGAGGAAGGCAGTAATGGGTTAGCTATAATTAACAGTTCCTTCCTCTCTGGCTACACAGCTAAGGGGAACTTGTTCGATGAGATAGACAGGTTCTGTGCGAGCTTAGAAATGAGGGCTTACACAGCGCTTGGTAAGCTTTATGTAGAGCCATTGAAAACGGTATCCATAAAGGACACCCTTTTAAAGGTTTCCACAGACTCTAGTAATACTACAATAGTAAAAACCCCGTTATCAAAAAGCGCAGTAATTTTCACAGTAACTCCAGAGAATGTAAAGAATACTATCCAACCAATGGATGACAACTCTGGTACAGCCTCCAATGCCAACGATGGTGTTGATAAGACTAGTCTGAAACTAACCACATACCTTGACGGTAGGATAAGTACGGACAGGGTTATGCGGCTAAGAGGCTTCTCTGAGTTAGAGTACAATGGTGATTATGAGATAACAAGCGTAATTCATAACCTAGACTTCAGGGGAAATGCCTGGGATACAGAAGTAACATTAAGGAAACTGTAATGAGTGGTGCTTATAAAAACCCTAGAAAAGTATTTGAGAACGTAACCTCAAAATGGGCCATAGAGAATATAGAAACCGTAGCCCCAGCAGTTATTATCTCTGTGTCCGACTATGAAGCTAATAGAGTTGTTGACGTCCTACCACTGATTATGGAAAAGCAGAGTGATGGGGATATTATAGTCCCAGATAATATCTACAATTGTCCAGTTATTCTCCAAGCAACACAAGAGGGTGTTTTCTCCTTTCCCCTGAAGGTTGGTGATAAGGTTCTTATTGGTTATGCTAAGAGGAGCATCGAAGAATTCACTTACGGCAGCACTGCTGACCAGTACTTACCCATTGATAAACGCGTGTTTGGTAGTACAGATGTTGTTGTTCTTGGCTACTACGGTCAAGCTGGACTAGACCTCCCTGTAAGCTTGGATGATGCCTTTTGGAAGTACAGGAACTGTCAGATAACCCTAACATCCACTAATGCTATAAAGGCACAATCGGGCGATAATAACTACATAGAGATACTAGAAGATGGGACTATAACTACTACCAATGGAAGTGGTACAACAGTTAAATCACCAGATGGAACTATAACTTCAAGCAACGCTAACTGCTCAATTACTCAGAACCCAAACGGATCTGTGGTTATAACCAATGCAAGCGGTGATGGTACATTATCCGCTGGCGGTAGTTGGGATCTTAATGGGTGCATTGTAAGTGTATCTGGTAACGTTACAACAGCTTCTGGGTCAGACTTAGACGCATTGTTCTCAGCTTACAACCAACACATACACGATAAAGCGAATAGCACAGGTGTTGCCACCATTCCTATTCCTACAGCATAGGGCATTAATTAATGAGTGATTTATATTTAGATTATGATACTTGGGACTTAGCCATAGAGGACGGGGATCTGGTCTTTATAGACACTAATGCCCTCCTAGCTAGGCAAGCTGTTGTTATGACTATGAGGGCGTTCAGGGGTGAGTGGTTTAAAGATATAAACTATGGGGTTCCCTGGGTGGAGAACGACAACAACAGTGTCGCCATTTTAGGTAAAACACCCAAAGCTGTATTTGATTCATACATCAGAGAGGCAATACTGTCAAATGAAGAGATACTTTCAATAATCTCGTACACCAGCACACTAGACCAGTTTACAGGTAAGATTACAATTGATACTAAGTTGGAAATTCTAGATGGGTCTATAACAATCAGTGAAGAGGTTTCCTAATGGCTTTTGATGAAAACGGTTTAGTGGTTCCTCGCTCTCCTGAAATAATAGCGAACATACAAGACTATCAAATAGCTAATGTAGCTAAGAAGTTTAAGTACCAAAATAACAAACTAATCCACCAATTAAACTCTGTATACTCCCTCCAAGCAGCCTCCCTAGCAGATCTTATTGAAGCTGCATTTGACAGTGTTAAACTCTCAAGAGCTGAGGGGAGACACCTAGAGGAGCTTGGTTTATTGCGGGGCGTATATAGACAGCCCGCACTACCATCGTCAACATCCACTCAATACGTGTGGTTAGAGGAAGGTAGAGTAGTCCCTTCTGGGACAGTGTTTAAATCATCAACGTTATCTAGTACAGCGGTTAACACAGCAGCTATAACAGGCGATGCCACAGAGTGTAATAGTGTCCGGTTTGTTGTTAAAGTTGTCAGTGACTCAACCAGCTACACTATAACTATAAATTCTGTAGGTTATACTTACGTCTCAGATGCAAGTGCTACGGAAGCTGAGATTATAGCTGGCATATTAGCAGAAATAGATGCAGACGTTACTAGGACTTTTACATACGTAGAAGAAGCCACTTACATAGAATTAATTGCTGATGTAGATACAGAGCTGTCAGTAAGTATTGCAACGTCATTACTAGATATCACAGAAGTTAAGGTGTATTTCTATGCAGAATCTGTCGGGCTCGGAGCACTAAGCTTACCAGCCAACACTATGGATTCTGTTCAAACTCCTGTTGTTGGTTTAATAGAAACCAATAACGACTCCGACTATACGTTCGGTGTAGCGTTAGAGACTGACGCTGAACTTCGGGTAAGGATACAAGAGGGTAGTAATGACGGGTGCACAGGTACACTCCTTAGCGTTAAAGGTGCCTTAGAGGCTGTTCCAGGTGTTAGTGTGGTGGACGTTGTAGAGAATACAGACACCTCTCCCGTAGATGGTGATGGACGTCCTATACATAGTTACGAGTGTTTGGTTGTTGGTGGGACAGATGATGATGTAGCCACATCAATCTGGAACACTAAGCCCATAGGTATAGAATTGTTCGGGAACACGACGACAGTCATAACGGATTCATCTAATGTCTCTAGGTCGATTGACTACAGCAGACCAGCTAAGATAAGCTTCGCTGTCAACATAACGTACACCCTATATAGTGAAGAAATATTCCCAACCAACGGTGAGGATTTAGTAGTAGCTGCTGTGGTTAACCACATAACCTCACTACCACTAGGTAAAGACGTTATACCATCAAGAATGTATGGCCCAATCTACACAGCCGCTGAGGGTATGGAGCAGATAACGGTAGAAGTTCAGGTGATAGCCACATCAGGTGACGCCCCTGGTGGTGGGAGTTGGGTAACTACACCAATAGCAATTGCTGCTGCTGAGTATGCCTTTATAGAAACGATAGACGTATATATAGCTGAGGTTTAATTATGGTGACTACAGTAGACCATACGGAAACAGCAAAAGCTCTTATGCTCAGTGAGTTTGACAGCTCCCCTGTAGTCAGAGAGATATTATCAAGTTGGTTACAACCAGTGCAGGGACTAGAAGACGACCTGCAAGGATTTATGGCTGCTAACGGAGTATCCACAGCCTCTGGTGTTATGTTAGATATAGTCGGAGAATGGTTAGGGGTGTATAGGGAGGGTAGAGTAGACTCTGAGTACAGGTTAGGAATCCTAGCCAGAGGTTTATTGGAAGGAGCTGACGGCACAACTGAGAAATTTCTATCTGGTATGAGGACGCTCTGTAGAACAACTTACGTTACCTTTTATGAGTACTTCCCAGCAACTGTCTACGCCGTGGCTGGGGATGGGTTTAACAACAGCTTAATAAAGGAAATACGAAGAATAGCTCCAGTGGGTGTTCACGTAAGGCTTCTAGTAGATAACCAGTTCGACTCCATGGTGCCTAGTGAAGTAGTCACTATAGACAATACGCTAGTAACCGGTGGTGGAGACGACTACGAAGTGGTGGTTGATGCTGTCACTCATTTACTTACAATCAGCGCTCCTCTGGGAGAAGTGTTAGTTACATCTGGAGACGAGATGGCTGAGTTGTTTGACACTGAGTGGACACCAATGGCTGAACTAGTAGTAATAGGTTACTCTACGTACAACTCATATCTGCTTGACAGTTATGGGAACTTTGTAGTAGATAACAACAACAATAGAATAATAGTCACAGAGATAAGCTAATGACCAAACCAGTAGAAGATTATAACTGGGCCACGGGTACTGTGGCCGAATACGTCAGTAACAACTTAGGCGAGTCTGTTCTTGTTACTAACAAGGCAGAGCCCTCAACAAGTGCAAAGACTAGCGGGTTCAGGGCCAGAGCCCCACTCGCTAGACAATATTATAACTACATCATAAATGCATTAGGTATATGGTTAACCTACACCCACGAGGGTGAGGTTGGTGATGTAAAGTTATTTGTTGCAGGTACATCTCTGGCGACTGTTGAAGCTAGGTTCAACAACACATGGGTAGATCGGGGAACTGACACCATAGCAGGCCAAACTTACCAAGTATTTGAAAGGACAGTGTAGTGACTAAGCAAATAAGTGAATTACCAGCAACACCAGGATTGGTAACTACTGATCTAATAGCTACTAAGCAAGGTACTACAGACTACAGGGCAACTATAGACCAATTAGGAACCCTCATAAGGAGCGGCATAACTGCTGCCGATATTATGGCTATGGTGCAAACTTTAGACACAAACTCTAGCGGATTGAATGCAAACTTTCTTCAAGGAAATAGCTCAGACTACTTCGTTAACGCTAGTAATCTGGCTAGTGGAACAACACCTAATGCTAGGCTACCTAATGGTACATTTACATCTAGTGTACTCACAACATCATCTAAAAACTATATACAGTTCCCCACCTTCATATTTGGCTTAAATCGTATAATGATACAGTTTGGTGTAACTGATTACTACACTGAGAGTAGGGATATTGTTACTACATTTCCGGTAGCATTTGCTAGTGGACTTACCAATGCCAATGAGCCTATACTAATAGTAACCCCGCAGTGCAAGAGGGATGGTTGGAGTGGTGCTACAGGTAATTCGACACCTTATTTTAATGTCGAACTTGATGTACGCCCATGGTATGTCAGTTTAAGTCAATTCAAAGCCAGTACAATAAGAACTAGCCGTTCTGGTTCGGATACTGTCAGAGCAAACTGGATAGCCATAGGGAAATATTAATGGATGTTCAATCAGTAGTGCTGGCATATGTAAGTGTTATAGCGAGTGTAATAGGTCTACTTTTGACTTATGTTATATTTAATGTAAATAGGCGAGAAAAGCAAGTAAAAGAGGAGCGACAACTATTTTCAGATGCAATTGAGAATGTGCATAAGGGCTCTGAGAAATCTTTATCTGAACTTGAGGCTAGGGCAGAGGACAGGATAAAGAGTATCCAAGAGGAGTACAAGGATATTGAAAAAAGGGTAAGATACCTTGAACACCAGCAGATTACAAAGGAAGAGGTTAAGTCTCTACTAACGGATCGTGTACGCCCTATAGAAGATAGTTTGAAACTATTGGAACGAGAGGTGAGGGAAGTCACCAAGGACATAAACAAGGAGTTGAAAGAGACTGCAACAGAGATAACAAGGGAAGTTTGGACAGGGTTGAATCAGTTATCAGATATAATGAGACAACTAAGCAACGACCTGAGTTTAATCAAGGGCCAACTTAAATCAGAAGGTAGGCGAGAAAATGACTAGTCTTATAATTATGGCAGTAGCCGGTCTATTGATACACTTTATGAAAGATATGATAAGGATATCAATAGAGACTAAGAAGCGGCCAACTCCTATTCAGTACTGGATGGGAAACCCTTACCAATCACTTATTAGTGTCCTTGGTTGTGTTGTTGGTTTTATATACTTACAAGACACAGCACAGCTTTCAGCATCAACAGCTTTTATTGTTGGGTACATGAGTAATAGTGTAGCTGATATGATAGGTAAAAGAGGAATAAAGTAATGATACCATTAAAATATTACGGTTATCTCGTAATAGCCGCCCTCTTCTCCTACTCTTATTATTACACGTATAATGTCGGCCACTCTTCAGCCACTTCAGAGATGGAGCTAAAGTACAAGACAGCCTTCGACATAAAGCTTGAAGAGTCGCTTACCAGGGCTAATGAAGAACTTCAAGCTGCTATGGAAGTGCAGCAGAAAGGTATGGAGAAGATCAGGCAACTAGACCAGAAGTACAATGACATAAATAAAAGCAAAATATCCCTACAGGAAGCATTAGATGAAGCCCTTAACAAAACCACTACTTGCACTGACCTTAGTGATAGCTATTACCAGTTGTACAAGCAACTCTATTCAAACCCCACTCCCTGAGCAAGTTGAAGTTATACGGGAAAAGATAAAACTGATAGAACAATACACTCCTCCAGGGTTCTTAGGACTATGTGAGGAAGAGGTTGGAATAGAAGCACCAACCATGGAGGCACTGGCCAAAACTAACATTGAGAACCATAACAGGTTCAAGGAGTGCTTTTACATGCATAATAGCTGGGTTGAGTGGTATAACGATAAACAGGAAGACAGGGTTAATTAGTATGCATATATTTTCTGGTTGTATGGGTGGGGAATTGCTTCCAGCATTCCGAAGGCTAGTACCAACTTCTGTGGCAACTGGTTACTCTTTAACTAATAATGGAACCACTGTAGAGGCTTCTTCGGCTACTAATTTAGGAAGGCTTAGAAGCTCAGGTAAGATACCTACAGGTAAGTACTACTTTGAAATGAAAGTGGATCTTAATTTAATAACATCACCACCCTCTACGGAGCAATATGTCTATTTTGGGATTCATGGTTACTTACCTTCTTTGGATGCTCTAAGTACGCCTTCTGGAACCCACTCCGATCTTTACACGTCCAGGTGGGCGTTCGTAAACAGGGCTGATTTTCAACCAAACGGTGGTACTGGTTGGCAAATATTCCCACCCAACGTCATAGTAGCTGGTGACGTTATTAAAATAGCAATAGATACTAGCATTGATTGGGTGTGGTTCGGGGTAAATGAAAATTGGGGTGGCCATTTTGGTGGCGACCCCTCTACTGGGACGGGTGGTTACAACATGAAAGCTCCTGGTAATTTTGTGAATAATAACAGTGAATACTATATTGCAGTTAGCATGGCACAAACAGCAGAGCTTGGTAAAAGGCGGGTAACACTAACTCAGCCTGGGAGTTGGCAATATGGGCCTCCTACCGGATTTTCTTAAGTGTACCTTGGCAAGACCCACTAGTTAACTACGCTATACCTGCTGGATATAATGGAACATAACAAGAGAAACAACAATGGCCGGTAACTAAACACCACCTAAGACCCGAGATCAGGTAGCCTGTTAACAGCTCGCTATTAATATAGATACCTAGTTTATTACCAAACACACGGAAACTTATATCCATGATAGCTCCCCGAACCAGACAATTTTTAAACAAAGCCCTTTATTGGCTACTTCCTTTTTCAATTCTTGCCGTTACTAGTGTCTCATATGCCCAGACCACTCCCCCTGAAGAGGATTGGGTTTTCTGTTCACGCGGTGAGCAAGTCTGTATTGTCCCTGCTCCCTCATTAGTTCGCTACGGGTCTGGTAATAACTACTTCTACCTACAAGTGGATGACTCTATTGCTTGCAATAGTGCGGTTTTTGGCAACCCATCACAATGGCGTAAGCATTGCGACTATCTATTAAACCCTGTTTCAACACCATCCCCGACACCAACGCCTGTTGCAACCCCAGATCCTACACCAACACCGGACCCAACTAATCCACATACTTCTGGAACTGCTAAGCATGATGAACATGCTGCTGTATTGAGTTTATTTTTGCTTGAGAGTGTAACACACCAAGCTACCAATAACGGCTCTTGGTTTGATACAAACACTTGGGCTGAGGGTGAAGTACCTGGAGATAATGCACAAGTATTAATTAAAGATGGTATCACTGTCACTTATGATAATGTTTCTGATGCACGTTTATTTCTGGTTCTTGTTAACGGTGTATTAACTTTCTCTCCTGATGTGGACTCCAAGATGATTTTCGATACTATGTTTGTGGATACCACTGGCACTTTGCTTATCGGAACAGAAGAAAACCCAATACAAAGTGGTGTTAACGTTGATCTTATCATTGCTGATAACGGTGATATTGATACTACTTGGGATACAACTTTAGTCAGTCGTAGCTTAATTGCTCATGGCCCAACAAGAATGCATGGTCAAGAAAAGACGACCCACTTGAAAGT